GACTTCTTCATAGAGGCAACGCGAATCTCGGCTGCATCTTCGGCTTTCTTGATCTGGATCGACTCTATTGCATCAAGCGCTTTCTTCGTCTCTTTCACAAGATTTGCGGCAGCATCTTTGTCTTCCTGCCCAATCATGTCATAGAAAGCCTGCCGCTCTGCTATCGCAGCCTGACTAAACGCCCCAGCGACCGCCGACGGGCGACCCTCACCAACTATAGTAGATCGTAACTGAGGGGCAACCTGCTCTGATGGCAACAGTATTTCGCCAAAGTCGGGAAATTGTATATCCTGTACTGCTTTCCGTGCTGCCCCCGACGGACGACCCTCGCCAACTATTGTATGCCGTAACTGCGGAGCTACCTGTTCTGATGGTAAAAGTATCTCGCCAAAGGCGGGGTCTTTTATATCCTGTAGTTTAGCAAGTGCTTCTGCCAGTCCTTCAGCTTCATCCGAGGCATCACCTATCGCCTTTGCCATAGCTGCTGTAATTTCTGCCGCTGCTTGTGCCATGCTTATGTAGCCGCCGGTATCTCCCAATGTTGCGGTAATCTCTGCAAACAGTTTGTCAGTTACCAGAATCTTGTCACCTAGTGTTTTCTCAACAATAGACAGCCCCGTTGACGCTGCTTTTAGTTGTTCTGTTGAGCCAAACACTGTTTGTGTTTTTTCACCTAATGTGCCGATTTTTTTATATAGGCTGGCTATGGCTTCCCCCTGCCCTTTTATGGCTTGCTCATTAAAAAACCGATGCTTCATTCGCGATATTTCTTTATTGAATTGTGTTACTTCTTTAACAACAAGGGCTATCCCGCCAGCAACAGCAATGGCTCCTAATGCTACTCCGGGAAGTACCACGCCTAAACCAATAAAAGCTGTCTTTGCAGCGAGTATTGACGGCGCTAATAATAGCAATAGGCCACCAGTACCAACCAGTCCGCCAAGTAAAACGGTGAATCCAATAAGAGCCTTTGCCAAATCAGGATGTGCTTTTGTCCACTGATTTAATCCATTGACTATTTCAGTCATAGATATAACCATGCCTTCGAGTGCAGGTGCTAGTTTCTCTGCAATGCTAATCTGTAAGCCTTCAACGGCAGATTTCAAGAGATCAAATTTACCGGCGAGTGTATCAAGCTGTCGAGACGCCATGTCTGCCGCTCTGGTTGTGCCTGTGATTTCAGCTTCCATTTCCGCTAAAGCATCAGCGCCGTTAGATACCAAGATCGCCATGCCTTCCGACCGCTGACCGAATATTGCTATAGACTGCGCCGCGGTCATATTGGCATCTTCCAGCTTACGGACAATATCAACCAGCTTATTTGTTGTCGGGTTGAGTTCTTCCATACTCAGACCCATCTCTGCAATGGCTTTCTTTGCCTTTGAAGTAGGACTAATTAGCCTGTTCATAGACATGCGCAGGCCAGTTGCCGATCTGGAAGCATCCAGCCCGCGGTCAATAAGGATACTCAATGCCGCTGTTGACGTTTCTACTGAATAGCCCATCTCGTTAAACTTGGTTGACAGGATGGGGATACCGACGCTCAATTTTTCCAGCGTAGCCTGCGATGCGCCGATGGCAGCGGCAAAGACATTGACGACTCTATCGGCTTCGCTGGCCTCCAGCTTAAACGCCTTCAGTGATGATACCGTTAATCGCGCTGTATCCGAAAGGTCTGACTGCGTGGCTGCCGCCAGCTTCATAACCGCGTTAGTGCTTGCCATCTGCTGCTCTGCTGAGAAGCCCGCAGAAGCGAGAAAATACATAGCCTTGCCAGACTCACGCGCCGTAAAGATAGTAGTCTCGCCCATCTTCTTAGCAAACTCGGTCAGCTTTTCCATCTCCTGTCCTGTAGCGTTGCTGACAGCGCCAACATTAGCCATGACCTGCTCGAACTGCCCGAATGTGACGACAGCCTTAGCGAAGCCGGCGGTAATAGCTGCACCTACCCCAGCCATAGCCATCCCAGCTACCCTCATATTCGCCTGCATCTGTTGCGTCTTTTGCTGAAGCTCGCGCTGAACCGCACCTAGCTCTCGCTTGAACTTGGTTGAATCAGCACCAATCTCTATGTATGCTTCTGCAAGTTTTAGCGGAATGTCAATCACCTTCTTCTGGAAGTTTTATCTCTGGCAGGCCATATCTCATAGATTCCTGCACACATTCTTCATCAGACATGCTTTCGCGTTGACCAGTAGAGCCAGACCCCCCACCACGTCCGAACAGCTTTTCAATATCCATGATAGCGTTCAGGTAGCCCTTTGCCTGACGGCGCGTCAAGCCCTTGACCACATCGGGCGTGAATCCGTAGTATCTGGCGAGGAGAGCGAATAAACGATCCCACGTTAGCCATCCGTCTCCTCGGTCACGGGAGGGCTGTCATCACCTGCCTCAGTCTTGCCATCGTCCTCTGGTATGCCCTCGTCGGCGATCAAAAAGGTGCTTATCTCGCGAACGTTATCGGGTCTTACTAATGCGTCAATACCGCCTTCGGGAAGGTTTGTATTGCCATCCAGGGCGCGCTTAAACAGAAATCTGCACCCTGATACCGTTTCAGCGGCAGCATCCAGTTCTGCGCCCGTTATGGCGGTCTGAGCGATACCTATAGTCATGGTAGCCTTCTGCTCTAACCAATCCTCGTATTCGGGATTCTTGATGACATTTACGCCGTCAACAAGCATCCGCCCTGGCTTGCTCTCATCCAGCGCCATGTGAAGCGCTTGTATGCGGCCTGATTTGATGTACTTCTCAAGGTCGGAATAATCGCCAAGCGTCACCGGTCGTTTCTGGTATTCCACACCATCAATAGTGACAGTCAAGCTTGCGCCCGCTATCGACATATCATCTACTTTCTTCTCGTCCATTTTAGCTCCTTTCATTATTCGGTTATTATGTCTTCCATGCCGTGCTTCTGGTTACGCCTATCGGCAGCGCACCATTGCCTACCAGTGTCATGTTCTGCGTTATCAATGACTCAACAGGCGCATCGATATTTATGCCTTCCACCAGGCCAGTGCCTGTGAAATAGTACGCGTTAGTTGTAGTAGGCGTTGCATTATAGCGCGTAAAGAGTTGGACTGTCTTGTCAGTGCCCTTCCACGCCTGCTGGTTCACTGCTGAATCGTTCCAGAATTTATCCGCCGTAACTGTCCAGCGATATATACCAGCGGTATAATGCGCAACGCCCACATGAGAGAAGTTGGTTGAGTCTAAGGCCTCTACGCTGTTAGTCAGCGACCAGTTGAAGAACTGCGTCAGCACAACGCCGGGCAGTGCCGCCTTTATAGTCACCGTATCACCCACAGCTTCTACCGTAAGAGTCTCTGCCGCTGCAAGAGTTAATGTGCCTGCCGCTACCGTATCGACTGTGAAATCGTCGTTATTGCTGGTGCTGCCTGTCACTGTATAGACGTTAGCAGCTACAAAGCCAGCCGTTACAAACCCATCTGCCGAATCCAGTATAGTATCCGCGCTGCCGCCGCCGTCGACAAATGATATAGTTATTGCTGTATATGTCGGCGTCCAGTAAACTGCGCCGACTGTCCCTGCTATTGCTGCCATGCTGGATCAGCCTCCTCTATGATCCGTAAGTAGGCGTTCCGTTCCCAACAAACGTATACTCAGCGGTCACCTGGCTATTTACGTTAGTCGAGATAGTCAAGCCAGTTACCAGTATAGTGCCTGAAATGTCCGATGAGCCGAGAATCATAAGAAAGCTGGCTGCTGCGCCATCGCCTACATCCAATGTTTGCGTTGCCTCCCAGTTGCCGCCAAACGTTCCAGCCCACCGCTTGATCCCGCCCAGCCATTTTGCTATAGCGAGGTCGGCGAAAGTTGTTATGTCGTGGGTATCTATGGTATCATTGATCGTCCAGTTTGATATACCTATAGCCGCAGGGATACTCGCCTGAGTTATAGACCCACCTGTTCCTGATACTGCTGCCATTTCGTATTACCTCCATAAGCGCTCCCTTTTGCGGCCATCATTGGCCTTCTTCTGCCTGAGTCAGCTTCACCAAACTTAGCTCTGCTTCCGCACTCAGGCAATTATCACATCGGTCTTTGTTGCCATCCTTTCTGAATATACCGCCACACTTGCAGCCGCGATAGTTATTCAAGTCGTGAACTATACCTAGCTCCTCAAAGGCAGGACTCATATCGCCAGTAACAGCCTTCTCGAACATCGCCAAAAGCAATTCCTGATACGTCTCGCATTCGGGGTCAAGCTGGGTGGCTAACCATGCTGCACATAGCGCATTCGGCAAGTCGCCCAATTGGTTATATGCCGCCGATATATTGTGGTAGGCTGCGCCGCGAAATCCCCAGCTATTCTGGACGATATTGATCTCATGGTTAGTGCGCTCTGCCATGTCTCGCATATACAGGAATTGGTTATGCGCCAGTATAGCCTGCTGCCACTGCTCAGTCATGCTGAAGAGCGTCGATACGTGCCAGATCATGTCCAGATTCTCTGGGTACTTCTGCGCTGATTCATGCGCCAGATTGGTAGCTATATCAAGCTGGCCGCTGCGCTGGTATGCCGCTATGGTATCTGTCCTGATTATCTGGTCAATCTGCGGCGTCATTGTCAAGCCTTCTTCCATCAGGTATCTATAAAACTTCTTGCTAGTCTCAATAACGTCGCTATATCGATGCTGCCCCCTGTAGTTCTTGATCATAAACATGGTCGTACATGGCGAATAAGGGCGCTCGTCAAGCTGCATTTGTAACAAGCGCTCAGTACGTGCCAGCTTTGCCGCCATAGCGGTTTCTTCAAGCGCATATCCCCAATGCCATATAATGACAGGACACAGCGAAGGCGCACCTCTATATCGGGGCTGGTTATGCGCCCTGTTCTCGTATTTGATCCTGCCACGCCTGAAGATGCGCTCTGCCTGATGCCGGGCTTCCCCATCCTGCAAGTAGTTAATGATATTGCACTTGATGGCATTTGCGCTACCTGCTTTGTTTTCTATTTCAAGCAACACCGGCCTGATTAGCTTCCCGGTATCGTTCATCAGCATTTCGTCAGCATCGAATATAAATATCCAGTCGCAGTCAGTATGCTCTTCGGCAAGGCGTATTGATTCATTACGCGCCTCCGAAAAGCTATCATTCCACGGATGCTCGAATAGCTGCACCTTCGGATACTCGCGGGCGATCTTCATGGTGTCATCAGTCGAGCCAGTATCGACAATCACTATCTGGTCAACGTAATTGTGTATGCTATCCAGACATTTCTTGATATTGGCTTCCTCATCCTTGACGATCATTACCGCCGCGATAGTTGGTACATTATTTTGTAATTGTCCTAGCATCATTTGCTCCTTTCGTTATCGACTTTTTTGTATTTGTATCCTATAGTCAACTGTGTGCTGTAAAATATCATCCTCTGTCTGCATCTCGTGATCCAGCTCGCGTATCATCTGAATATGGCTGTATCCGCTCACCGTCAAGTCGCATAAGTCGAAGCAGTTAGTCAGCTTGGTGAAACAATCGTTAAGCGTTGCGTCATTATTTATGTCCTCCGGGTCGTAGTCAAAGATGCTAAACTGGATAACCGTCACCTCTGACACCTGGCCGAAGGTATAGACAGGACTGTTAGCGATCTCAAAATACACAGCGTAAGGATAAGTCGGATTCTGCCGCCCCTTCAGCCAGTGCAAGCCGCCAGTAAGCGCCGTCGCAAACGTACTCTCTGCCGCGAACCTCGTTGCTATCGCTGTCTTTAATGCGCTTATATCCATTATGCCAATATCCTCTCGATAGTGCCTCTATTCTTCTCAAGAGCCATCCTGAGCGCAGGTCGGGCGGGCATCTTGTGCGTCCCCAAAAAGACGTAGCCAGCGTAGTCAACCTCAGCCCCGGCGTGACTATACGCGCCGACGCGGGTGATCAACTTAGCCTCGTCTGTCTCTTCCTCGATGCTATTCAGCAGCCTGCTTGATTTGACCGCCTTCATCTCAACAATAAATCTCTTGGCGTCAGCAGCCACAATCATGCCAATCTTGTGCATCTTTGCAGCAGCTTCAGTATGGACAACCCGCTCAACGTCTCTGCCATACCAGTTTATCTTTGCCATCATTCAATCACCTTCAACGCCAGCTTGAAATGGTGTAGCTGCTTCCCTGTACGCGTCCGCCACGGCTCAACACCCGTTATGTCATAAGTCAATGAGCCAAGCGGATTCCAGAGATTGTCTACTACAATCCTATTCTTAGCCTTCAGGTCAGTAATATACTGGTCGCCAATTTTGCCAACATAGACTTTATGAGTGGCGACAACGCCCTCGCGCTCGTATATCAAGCTCTCTGTTGCAGTTACTGGCTGTAAAGAGCCATAGAAGGTCGTCACGTCCGCCCACGTTGTTGTATCCGCCAGCGTCGCTGTCTTGGTCTGCGTTGGTTCCTGTAGCCTGCAAGCTGTCGATCCGCCTCTAACACCTTTCATTACACTATATCCTCTTTCACATATCCGGTATCTAATATCGTTTTGCTCTCATCAGGCATCTGCGAGATCGCCGCGGCATAGGTTACGCTTATATCGCCAGTGCGCCAACTCTTGATCCCAAATGACTCATCTTCTAATCCAGAATAGACAGCCTTAACCCACATATATACCGCTAGGATGAGATCGCCCGGCATGGTGGCATATCCAGCCGTGTAGGTTACAATCACGTTCTGGAAGCCTGACGGGAAGCCAACATCGTAATGTATCCCGGCACTCTCAGCAGTAAACCTGACGCTTATTACGCTGCTAGGTATGTTCAGATACGACCAGCCAGCTTCCGTGCCGCCCCGTGATCCTACTGAATGAGCCATTACAGGCAGCAGTTCGCTGGATAGCAGAGAGCCATAATTAGAGTCGTATATCTTAGCAGACCAGCCATCGCTTAATGTGTTGATCTGGGTAACTACCTCGTTTAATGTATCGTAGCTGCTATCGCTCAGGTCGATTGTGTCTGTGCTTGCGCTAGTCCCGCCTGCAACGGTCAGCGTCATTGTTGTATCATCAGGCGCGACCGTAACGGTGGCTCTTGTAACGTCTGTGGCTGTGTTCTTGACCTTGATCCCCGCCATCTCGCCTATTGCAACCTGCGTAATACTGATGATAGGATATTGGTTCAGGAATATGGACATTGAATCGTTCCCGTCATGTAGCTCATGCAGATATTCGGTAGAGTCAAATGTCCTGTGGCAGTACATCTTAATCGCTGCTTCTATCCCGGCATGTATAGTCGAGATGGTGTCCTGTGGCTCGCCTGATACAGCCGTGTCTGAAGTGATAGTCTGCGCTGCCGCAGCATCCTCTGTGAAGCCGTAAGTCGTGCCTGCATCTGAGCCTGTGTGCGTATATGCGATAGTATGTCCAGTTGTGGCGTCTATGGTGAATAACGTTGTGGTGGTGGAATAGGTGACTGCGAAAGTAATTGCGCCGCCTGTCAATGTGGTATCAGCATTCATGGCGGTTGCTAGGGCGGTCGCTAGTTCTGAGCCTTCATATGTGCCGTCTGGCGTATCTATACTGGCAGATCCCTCGTCGCTTGTCAGCACGAGGACATCATTAGCTGCCGTTATTGTAAATATACCAGTAGCGTCTAAGCCTAAGAAAGCCATCACTTCTGCGTCAGTTACTATCGCCATGTTGATCCTCCACGAAGGGGCGGCAGCGGGACAGGTGAAAGGAGTACCGAATAGCTGCTATCTGGTGGAGCGTTTACCAGATCAGCCAGCCGGTTTCTTGAAAGCCCCATCCCGCCGCCTCTAATTATCTATAAATCAATAAACCTTATCTACTATCCTACATATATCGGATTCGTCTTAGGCCAGTTGCCAGCAGCCTTGCTATCATAGGCCACCGTGTCGTGGCTTGTCTACCAGAGAGAGTCGCTGGATTTCGGCTGCTGTTAGGACACGAGAGAATATCTGGGTGGTATCTATTTGGCAGTTCATTCCATTATTAAAAACACCATTATCAAATTGAGCGCCAAATATTAAATTCACGGTAGAGTTATGTATTGAGGTCATAGCGGTATCAGTTGTTTTAGTTACGCTTGTATCTTCTACCCCATCAATATAGATTTTAAGTACCCCATTGTCCCAAGTGATACCACACAAATGCCAAATATTATCAAACACTACCACATTTGTTTTATAGTTTTTCCGAACTGTGACACCATTATCAGATAGTAGACATCTGGCTTTATTAGTATCCGCACCAAAATCAGAAGATAGAAACCAAGCATACTGCCCAAGTGTTCCATCGTGATGCCCTGCAAAGCCCTTGCCGGATTGGGCGGCTGCTTTTATCCAAACAAAAGAGCTTAACGACTGGCCACTATCACCTGTTTCGACAAAATCCATCACCCCTATATAATCATCCGTCCCATCAAAATCCCGACAAACCCCAGCCAGTCCAACAGTCCCTGTAATCGCAGGCTGGTTGCCAGCAGTAGCCTGAACACCGTGGTTGCCCTCTCCCGACATATCATACCAGTTGCCGAGGTCACCGTAGCTGCGCCCGTCAGACTGGTCAAGCCAGAGGACTAAGCCTTCGGGACTGACCTTGTATCGCTGGTAGAATGACTCTTCTTTCAGGTATCGCATATCTAGCCTCCAGCCAGCACCGTCGCTGCATCTCTCAAGGCAACATAATTCTGAGCGGCTTCAACAGCATCGGCGCGCAGTTGGTTATACAACACAGCCAGCGCAGTATAGGCGTCAGGCAGGTTGCCAAACACCAGTTGCGGTATTGTAGTCTTGCCGCCTATAACAGCGGTGCGCGTTACAACAGAACCCTCGCCGTCAGACTCACGGCTTACTCGTGTGCCTGTTAGCTGACCTTGTGGTGGAACGTAACCAGTGAGATCGCCGGGAAGGTTATCTGTTGTGAGATAATATAGTTCGTTGCCTATGTTGGCTTCCAATTCTGCAAATGTCATAATTGCCTCCTATTCTTGTACGTCAAGCGATATGGCTACATTCATACTGGCATTGGGGGCAGAGTATGTTGTCAGCTTGCAATGGATTTCGTTACTGGCATCCGAATCCACCAGTTGGAACAAATCTGTAATCTCAACTACCTTTACCACGCCGGTATCATCAGCATGGGCGTTGGCTAAGGCTGTAAATGTCAAGCCTGTAGCGGTTGGCGCAGCGGTCAGCCTTACATTTTCGGCAGTCCCACCCATGTAGCGCACCAGATCATATATTACCAGACCGGCGGAAGTATCCACAACGTCAGTAGTATCCGTTCCACTCGCACCGCCATTGGTTTCTGTATACGTCAGGTTGAAGTAGAATGACTTGATCAACTCATCTTCAGTCATGGAATCAGCATTGTAGAACGATAACCGGCAATTGATATTCTCATCGCCAGTGGGATCATTACTTACCCATAAGCTGACCTTTCGTATAACTGGATTATCGTATGTCAAGCCTGTTATATCTAACGTTATGCTTTCTGCTGCTGTAAAGCCCGCGAATGAACCAGTCTCAGTTACCGCTGCGGTGAATGCGTAGCCTCCGCCACCGCCGTATTCCACCCAGTTAGTGCCATCGAATACCAGCGTGGTGACAGTCTTTCCGGTGATCGCTTTCGTGGACGATAGCAGTTGCAGGTTGCTACTACCAAGCGTATCCTGATCCTGAATCGTGACAGTGTTAGCTTCCGCATTGGCGCAGGTGATGAATAAGACCTGCCCAGTAGTTCCATCAGCTATCGTTGGCGTACTGGTGAGCGTATAATCGGCATCGGGATTCAACACAACCATAGTGGCATTCGCCAGTATGACATCACCGGCAGCGTCTATAACTTGTGCAGCCGACGGCGTGAGCGTAAGGATGCCCTCATAGACCTTCCACGCCGCACCGTTCCAGACGTATGTAATCCTCGTATCAGTATCGAAGCCCAACGACCCAACCTGTGCTTCGGCCAGCGTCGGCAGGCTATCTGTGGTGGATGCGTATACATAGAATTTCGTTGCACCTACCAGCAATGCGTCAGCCATTTGTAACCACCTCTATTTTTGTGTCCACGCTGCACCGTCCCAGATATACGTAATCCTCGTATCGGTATCATATCCCAATGAGCCAACCTGCGCTTCTGCCAGTGTCGGCAAGCTATCTGTACTGGATGCGTATATATATCTCTTTATAGTGCCAACTAGCAACGCGTCAGCCATGATTAGCTCCTGTTTTCCCAGACGCGGCAGTAATCTATATACATAGTGCCTGTGCCGGTGTTTTCGCTGCCCTTGGCCTTTGAGACGTTAAAGTACGGCTGTACGTCGCCAATAGCTGCCGTTAAGCCGCTCATGTTGCTGGTAGCAACCAGTACACCATCAACGTAGAACCTGACATCCTGTTTGCTGACAGCGTGGATTCTAAATATGTTCCACGTACTTGCTACCAATGCTACACCGGCGCTGTTGTCGTCGTCGTTGGTGACGTTATCATCAGTCTCCCAGAGCAAGGTAGTATTTGCAGCACTCTCTACCCTGAACCACGCGTTGCAGTCAATACTATCCAGCGTGGTATTGTGCGCACCCGCAAGCCCAAAGACTGCTTGCACGGTTTCTGTGCCGGTAAGCGGCAGCACTGGGAAGGTCACTCTGGCTTCCCACATGACGCCGCGCTCAAGATTATAGCATTCCTGATCGCCAAAATGCAGAACTGCTACTTCCGCATTGTCGTCACTATCCAGTATCAATGCCGCAAAGTGATCGTCTGCTACTACCGCAATAGCGGTATTAAGGCTAGTCTCAACCGTGCGCCATTTGCTGGTAGTGTTCTCATTCGCAGTATATTTCTGCAATGAATAGCCGTCAAACTCGTCGTAAAATTGTATAGGATAATCCGCCCTTATTGTCTCGAAAGTGGTGTTATCCCAGAATACCGTCCGTCCAGTGTTTTGAAAATTGTCATCGCATTCTATTGGCATTTTATTGCCTCCTTAGTTAGTTGTCTGTTGCTTCTGCCTTCTTTTGTTCCCTGTGTTCGCATTCAGTAAACATATCCCTGTAATTGATATGATGATAAAAGTAATCGTCACTACCCGTTCGACTTTTGGCGTAACAAGTCTCATCACTGCGTCTCTCGCACAACTGACATTGATGGTAGGAAAATTCAAAGTCGGGACACTTAAAATGAGTGTTAGCATCAATTTCAACCATATCTCGTATGAGTCCCCTTTGCACCATTTGCCAGTTCTTAGTACATCTTTCACCCGAAAACCAATGACACCAACAACAAGTATGCTTTTCCATTCTCTCGCTCCTTAGTTAAGCCGGTTGCCAATTCTCTAACATATCCTTCCAGTACCCCTTTAAGACCCCACGCTTAATCGTTCCCAAGTCAGGACAAGGATTATGATCAGGGTAATCTTGACCCAGACAGGTAGACCGAGTTACACCACAATGAAAAATGCCGTGTGTTGTAAGCGGATGTTCGCACTCGTAGATAAGACCATTCTCATCACCATCCTGCCAATCCCACATATCATCTTTTTTGCTCATTATCTCGCTCCTTACATCCATAAAATCGGATGTCGTTTGCCCTTGTTATTGTCAACGTGCAAGAATGTTGCTGTCACCTTTATCCTTACTATCCCGGCGGCCTGTAACGCCTTCACAATCTTATATCGTTTATTGCTATCCCGACATGATATATCTGCCGCCAAGCCCCGTAGATGGCTACTGGTAGGTACACCGCCAACAGTAGTGTTATGCTTCACGCATCTGAAGCCTGAGTTGATCCGAAAGGGTATTTTAGCTTTAGTGCGCGCCTTCTGCAAAAGTTTAACGAAGTCTATATCCATCTCAGACCGCTTGCAGCATAAGCACTCGAACTCTGTTGATGTGAAATTCTTTGTCAAGCGCATTATATCCGCACCCCCTCGATTATAAATAGTGTCAAGCCTTTTTCGTCAAGCAGAATAGGCGTGACGCGGAAGTCCATAAATAGCGCGCCATATCTGGCCTTTACGCTATCGGCATCAGTAAAATACCGGACGTGCGATGTGTAAGTGAAGTTCGGGACGCTTGCATATACTTTCGTGCCTGCTGGTATCCGTTTAAGTAACTCAATATCGCCTTCGATATGCTCTAAGAATTCCAGCATAATCATGACATCATGTCGGGTGGTGACGGTATCGCTACTATTAGCGTCCACTTGTATAAACAGGCTTCCGGGACACTGCTTACGCGCTGCTCTGATAGCTACGCTGCTGAAGTCCAGGCCAGTATATCTATTTAATCCCTTATCATGTAATAGCCGGGCGAACTGTCCAGCACCACAGCCAATTTCCAGAACGTCAATATCAGGCCATCCTGCGTAGCTTGTTAGCCTATCTACTATGACAGACCATGCTGGAAAGTAAGGCGAGCGGGTATAATGCACAAAATATTTTGGATCGGTAGTTGAACTGAATACCTTGTCATAATACCCGGCTTCCTGCTGGCTGCCTATGACCTTCAGTTGCTCAAGGGTATAGCCATATTCCAACGCTTGCTTGAATATAGCCTTCGCCAGTTCATTATCCGCCGTCTTCAATTCATCCCACCCAACGGGTTTATAATGACCTTTGCGGGAATTAGTGTCTTTAGGCACGGCCGGAAGCTTGACACCATCAAGTCCGAGAAGTTGCTTGATCTCATCCCAGCTTGTATCAATATCCTCAACCCTGTACGTCAAACAAGCTTTCTCTGCCACCAGCTTATTCCACTCAAGCCAGTACCTCATGCAGTATCTAAGTATACTGTCAGTGCCGTTGAAGTCCAGCATGGCGGCTATATAATTCCACGTCTGCCTTAGAGTCGTCTGCATTGATCCAATCTGGTGTATCGGATGCCTGACCTGATGCAGAATTGTAACCCACGGCGGCCATTCCCACGGTGCGACTACGTCGCTGGATATACCATCTTTGCCGCCTGTATTCCAATGACCTATATCCAGTCCGGCATTTTTAAGCACCTCACTAATGTACTTTGTCCCCGACCGCGCACAGCCCGTTATTACTATGTATGGCTGGGTAGGCTTGTTTACTATCCTTGCCATCATATCCCTTCTTAGCTCATCCCATTGTGGAAAGCGCGATAGGTCTTTCATGTTCCCGCTCCTTTCAGCGCCCATCTAAACCCCTTCCTTCAGCCCAATAACATACTGGCTCTTACCAGCAGGCGTCTGTGGTATTGAGTCAACGTAATCAAACGATAGATTTACATCGGGATCGTATTTACGGATCACACTCTCGATAAATTCAGTATCACTTTCGGAATAGCTGGACTCTTTTACAATACGAACTTCAATATAGTTGCGCTTGGTCTGCTCAAACTGATACGCCCGCATAGGCAGGTGGTTGATCGCATTGCATAAAGCCGTACCTGAGAAGGTCGCTTTGTCAGTGACTATAAAGTCCGTCACACGACCTTGTAGGTTGATCAGCAACGGGAGCGTCCGCCCACAGGGACACGCTTCTGTGCTTATCATACCTACATCATTCGACCTGTATCGTATCCACGGCATCGAGTAGTTATACAGGCTGGTGACTACCAGTTGGCCTTCGCATCCGGGCGGTAGCACGTTATCCTCAGCATCCACCACCTCGAATATAGCTATCTCTGAGGCAATGTGTAAGCCGCTATGCACTTCACATTCCATCGCACTCGCCCCGCCATCGTTTGCGCCGTACTGGTTGAACACCTCGCCCAGATACTCGCCTATATACTCTCTCTGATCGTCAAGCAAGTTCTCGCTAGTAGTAATTGCATATTCTTTTACAAGCTCATCAGCATAGCTATTCCGCGCTAAGTGCTTACAGAACAGCGTCATGGGGTAAGGCAAACCTCTGTATCCATCAGGCTTCAGTTCCCGTATCCGCTCAATAAAGCCGTCCATTATTTCCTCATTCATGCCTATAGTATTCAGCTTCAGTTCCGGCGGTGATCCAAGCCCGTCGCCAGACATAGTGACCATAGTATCACCGTGCTTGTATCCCGCCCAGCCAAAGCCTCTCGTTACGGCAGCATTTACAGCGTCGCGCTGGTTTTCAGAAATAAAGTATCTGAACGGTTCGCCTGTTGATCCGCCTGTTTCACCTAAAGACGGCAGCCAGTTAAGCGTGTTTTTCGCCACAAACTTCAGCCGCTCTCCAGGCGTGGGGTCATTCATCATTCTCTTGCTGGTGATAGGCAGCTTTTGCAGGTCTTCAATGGTACGAATGTCAGCAGGCTTCAGTCCGCGTGCCTTCATCTCATGCCCAAAGAATGGCACTTTGTCGTAGCTATGTACTATCATGTCACGCAAAAGCCGCTCTTGATATTCGCGCATAGTGTCGGCATCCCAATACTGCGATTCCTGCATCCTAACGTCACGTATCGGATGGTATACCGCCCGTCTGACTGGCTTTATCTCAGGTATCTCACGCGGCTTGGCAGGAACTATCTCTAAGGGCTTCTTGTCTACAGCTTCCGCAACAGGCCCAGGATGGATAACCGGGACTGGAATATCGACAGGTGCATCTTTGCCCTTGCGTATCAGCAGGCATGTGAGTTGACACAGGCCGTCTTTATCAACGAGCTTCGGCGGGTTGAGCGGTGTGCCGAATGTCCACAGCTTGCCGGTATACTTCTGCCAGTATTCCTGCTTGACTATCTCGCCATCATTAGCAGCCAGCCAGCCGTCAAGCTCGTTTCGTGAGAATACCTGCGCTATATACGGGTAGTTCTGTCCATATCCAGCACCGGGCAGCTTATAGACGTTATCAATGTACTCATCCTCGTTATAGTAGACCGTAAGGATCAGGTACCCACCTGCTTTCAGCAGACCAAACATTGACTTAATAGCGGCATTATGATCGCTAATATGCTCTAATACGCTTATGCAGGTTACCACATCGAATTTATCTGTCAGCGCAGTCTTCGTAATATCGTCCTGAATGACGTGGAACGCCCGGTTTACAACATCCTTGCCCTTGTCTATGCCAGTGACCATGAAGCCGCAATGCCGCAGCAAGCCGGGCAGCAGCCCATTACCAGAACCAACGTCCAGTACGCTGATAGCATCAACACATGATAGCGAATCAAATACAAATCGGTACTCGATAGGCCGCTCGTTCACCCACGTAAACTTCTGCCCCTCGTATTCCCGCTGGGAGATATTATTTATAACTTCAACCAGCATGGGTGTGGTTAATTCCACATTCGCAGCAGGCGGCTGATCAATAAGCCCTTGATAGAACTCAATCAGCGCAGGCATCTGGCTTTCCATAGTGGATACTTTATCAGCACCTATTTGTACATCCTTTAATGTGTCGATATTCGCTATGATGTCCTCTGCTGATTCATATACCATACCTACCTTCTCACGCTCTACGAATTCCCGCAAGCTCTTAGTATTACACGCAATGACAGGCAAGCCTGCCGCCAGGTACTCAAACAGCTTATTCGCAATGCAGGTATCGAGAAAGGCGGCGTTTTCGTCGGTGATATTGAACGGCACTAAACCGTAATCGTACTGCGTCATTATGCCGATAATGTCATTTGGCGATACCGGCTCATTGTAGTGCAAATACTCATACTGTTTGCAGAATGTCTCGTATTCTGGATGGGGTATATTGGGATAGATATGTACGTGAATCCCCGCCTGCGCCAGATCAGCAAACAGCTTCCGATAGTTTCTATGATCTACGCCCATGCCGCCCTCGTAGACGATATGCGTACCGGCGTCGTGCTTCGGCAGTCGCTCTTCTGGTATATCAGCAGCCAGCGCGTAGTTGTAGATGACAATTGACTTATCGAGATCTGTGCCGTATAGCCGATGGGCTGTTTCCATCTGCATTGGTGTGGAATACACGCGGCCAGCTGCGCCTCGGTTGGCGATAGCCTCAGAAGTCTGTACGTCAATTTCAACAGGCGGGCGCAGTGCCGCTAGGTCGTGCGTATCGTGTATTACCGTACCATGAACCGCCATCGCTGCTATAGTGAGCGTGTCGTCTTCGTTATGGCAATGCACAATGTCGTAATCTTCCATAATTGACCACAGGTGCGCCGAAGTTCTAGCGAGTATACATTCGTCATATACGTCATCACTGAGTTGGTATAGCTGACTCAGCTTCCCGACGGTATACGCCAGCGAGACGCTGTGTCCGTGACTGCGCAAGGCTGCCGCCATCTTATAGTTGCGTATGCAGGGTGCGTTCTGGACAAATAGTATTTTCATAGCAATTTAATCCTTTCCCCGCACGGCGTTGTGATCTCAGGCCTATATGCGCCATCTTCTGTTCTAAAGGCTCTCACGGATACCGTCGTCAGATGCCCCATAGTTGAGTCAAGGTCGAGGTACATCTTGAAGCCAGCCTTTCTTGCCTTCTCGCAGAAGTATAAGTCGCAGCCCGTTTGGTCGCTCTTCGTCATGCCATTCTCAAACCACGGGTCGGTCATCACTTCTAAGACGCGCCGCTTGATAAGTATACCAGCGTTCCCAAACGTCAGGTTGGTAATGTCAACAAGCCCTGTAAGCCCGTCAAGCTCGTTGTCTATCAGGTTGCGGTAGCCTTCGTCAGCGTTTGTGTGTAGTACCGACCGGAAGGGACGGTTGCGCCTGAGAACCAGCGGTATAACTATATCCACTTCATGCGCCAGCAGGTTCATCAGCAGGTCGGCGCCCCATGCGTGGTCATCACCGAGTATCCACAGCCAGCCGAACTTTGGCTCATCAAGCGTGAAGCGGCATAACTCGTTGAAATTATGAGCAATGCCGACGCCCAGTTCTGTTCGTGGTACGCTCCCAGCCGGGCGTCGGGTTTGCTGTAGGCTGATGTCGAATTCAGTGTAGCGGCCTAAATAGCCCCTCGCTGCCCCCAACACGCCTGGTTTATATTCATTCGTCATTATTACCCCTTTCAAATTTCATTTAGCTAAAATACACCGCCTGCGCCTGCTGTTACAGCAGCACCATCGCTAATAGGCTCCCACCAGATGTCGAAAACCATCGATCCGGCGGTTGCGGCGGTTGTTGCCAATGTATAGCCAATATCGTCGCCATCGACAATGTAGTCTATGATATTAGCGTAGTCCATGATAGCGGTCGCACTCGCACCTGTTACACCCCACCATATCTCGCCTGTGTCCAGGAAAGTAGCTGTCGTGGCAGCAATGAAGCCTGCCGTGCTGCTGGAAGTACCGAGGCTGATTTTACAGTTGTTGTCGTCATTCCCAATACTAGCACCAACATGGGGTAATATACGAACCCTAGCTACGCCCGTAACGGCAGCGATCTCATGAGCAGCAACAGAGTTCCAAGTTGCTGAACTGAAGTCAGCAGTCACAGATAAATAGTTAGCAGCATCACTATGCACAGCATCAGCAGTGCTTACCAACTGCTTCAAATACCTCATAGCGCTTTGCGTTGTGCCAACTACTCCAGTATTGGCAGTATCCGTTTTTATGCCGATCACTTCGTTCATCTGCGCGTTGCTGCTACTATCAGCGCCCGGAACATCATGATACAGATCAATGGTGTCGACTATGCCATCCACAACTTGCAATTCGGTCACAAGCTGTTTTAGATACCTGATTACGCTGCGAGTAGTACCAACTGCGCCGGTACTTAATGTGTCCGCCTTGCTACCTAGCACTTCGTTCATTTGCGCGTTAGAATCAGAATCAGCAGCAGGTACGTCGTGGTATGCGTCAATAACGTCAATCTTGCCAGCTATGCTTTCACTGTCAGCAGTACCCCATAAGATCGGCGCTTCGCCAATGTCATTAAC